GTTTTACTCTTTGTACCTTTCGGAAGATCAGTTTCAGCTTTTTTCTGGCTATCAACCATTTTGTTATAAGCATGATGAGCCGCGGTAGCAGTTTTAGCTAATTTATGAAAAGTAGCAGCATGTTTAGGAATATTTGCAACGTCAGCAGATGTTACTTCTTCATGATGTGGATGATCATAATGTGTATGATCATATCCTAGTCTTGCATTATCTATATGTGTTTCAGCAGGATTCTTTTGTTCAGCTTTTTTATGCTTTTCCATTTCATCATAATGATGATCTTTCTCTCCGTTACCGTAATGATGATCATGATAATGGCCATAATGTGAAGTTGTAAACTCATGTTCTCCATGAGTTTCTAGATGAGCGCCAGCAGCTTTATGAGCATCATGATGAAGTTTTAAAGTATGTTCAGCATGAGCTAGTCTCTCTTTTGCTTCTGGGTCATGTCTTTTAAGCGCGGCTATATGTTTTTTAATAGTAATTACGCGTTCTTCAGCATCATTATTACCGTGGTATTTCTTGCGCTCTTTGTCTGCCGGGTCGTTTAGTCTATTTTCTGTAGCAGAGACCCAACTTGGACCTAAATGGTTCGACCGATGCGCTATACGAGTATGCTTTTCGGTATTTCCAGCAGCATCTACCCAATCTCCTTTAGGATGGGGCGCCATTGAGCCTTTATTATTGGGATTATGTTCCGCAGTAGTATCAAAGAATGATCCGTGTTTACCCTTAGGTCGCATCGAGTTTGGATTATCAGGCTTACCTTTTTTGGAAATATTATAACCTTTGCTTAACCCTTTTAAGTCCGCTAATTCTTTGGCGTTACTTTTACTTTTATCACGCAAAGCAGCTTTTGCTTTTTCATGTTCAGCATCTTGGGCTTTGGCTCTTTTAGCTATCTTATCTAATGTAGCAGCATGTTTTTTAGGATCGGCCGGATTGGTTTTAAATCCAGCTATAGCCTGCTTGATTCTTTTTGCGATACTCTCATTTACATTCTTCTGATGTTGAATATCTTCGTTCATCTGTTTAAAAGTTTTCATGTCTACCCCATCCGATAATTTGCTAAACCATTTTACTATATTTATACAAATAAAAAAAGGAACAAAACTAATTGTTCCTTTTATATACTATTTCCTGTAAGGAATTATGCCACCATATCCTCTAATTCATATATCTTCTGATCTAAATATACTTTTTTTGATTCTAGTTTTTTAGCTAAAGAATGGTCACCCTTTTGTTTTATTTCCTCTACATAAGCTTTGAGCTCAGTAGAATCTTTTTGTAATTTTGCTATTTGATTGTTATGTAAAACCATTTTAGTTCTCCTAAAAAAAGAGGCAGACTTCCCAGAGGAAGAACTGCCTATTAAATCTATTAAGTATATTTGTTCAGCATCATATAGTTATTCCTGTATCAAATTCGGAAAGGCTTCTTTTACTACTGCTTTAGTAACTCCTTTTATTGGTTTTTTATTTATCATATTAATAATTAATTCTGCTTCGGGGGGTTCAACTGACTCTAACAAAATAATAAAAGCTCTTTCTCTTTTTACTTTCTGCATACTATCGCCTGGTCCGCCTTTAACAAACGAAATAAAATCTTTATGTCTTTTATAAAGATTGGATGGTGCATTGTAGCCTTCATTTGTTTGAAATGGTGGAGGGGCGCCAGTTGGGATATTAAATTGGACACTAGTGTCGTATGTCCCTCTTAAAATATCTTTTAGTGCCCAAGTCTCTTTATTTCTCAATATTTCGATTTTCTGCTTTTTAGATTTTGCTTTTATAACATCATTAATTATATCACTTATCATTATTATATAAACTCCTGTATATTTTCAAGTAACATTCTGCAACGTTTAGCTACAAGATAAGGGAATACTTTACTTTTATTTGCCCATTGATCTTGTGACTCAAAAGTATTTATAATCTCTTCTTTAATCTTTTGAGGACATTCTGACTTTTCTGTTAAATCAATCATTTTTTTATTGCGAAGATAATTTCTATAAACATCTTCACCTAGAGCTTTAGGATCATCCAATAAAGCTGCTTTTTTCTTAGATGATAATACACCTTGGCGGCGGCCTTCTACGAGACATTTGTCATCCGATAATACATTAGGAACACCATCACCGGGATCACCTTTTAATATATGCTCTTGAAGATATAGACGAGGATTTGGTTCATCTACAAATTTTTTAGTATGTGTAGACCACTGACGAACATTACTATATTTTTGAAGCTGACGGAAATCTTTATCAGCGGATACAATCATTACTTCTTCATGATTACCAAATTCCTGAGTATTTTTTACGATTTCAGCAATAACATCATCAGCCTCGCAACCATATTGATGAATAACTTTATACGGAAAATTTTCTTTTAATTCTTCACGAACTAAATTGATACAACGGAAAGCTTCTTCCCAATCGATTTTAGATTTTTCACGGGACTCTTTACGTTTACCTTTATATTCGGGATACACTTCCTTGCGCCAATTACCACCGGCATCTGTTACGATAACAATCTCACCATACTTATCTTTAAACTTTTGACGATACATTCGTATCGAGTTTAATATCATATGACGGATTAAGTTTTCATCTGCCCCTGCTAAACCCATAGCAACAGGAGCAATCGAGATACCTGAGAAGTCAATTAAAATCATGGTTGATTCCTTTCATTATGTAAACATTATACCACATTATTAATCAAATGTAAACCGTTATTTTTTAGAACATTGTCGAAGGCACATTGGGTGAGGATTATCTGATATCCAGCTATTAGGTAAAGTTTCTTGAAACCATTTACCATCTATTATTTCATCTAATTCTTTATTAAAAATATTATAATTTTCTGCAGAATCTTGATATTGCTTTAATAACGAATGGATAGCATGATTTTTATTTGAATATATAAGATTGGCTAAATAGCAACATGGTAACACTTGGCCATCGGGATTAATCAATAATCTAGAATTTTTCCACTGGTTCATCCATTCACAAACTATATCATGTTTTGGTTTCATTTAATTTTCATTTTGCATAATAGTAATTCCATTTTCATTTCTAAATTCCCACTCTCCACTAATATTTAATATATTATTTTCTTTTATTGTAGCTTTTTCTAAATAATCTAATTCATATTGTCCATTAATAAAATAGTGTTTATCATTCTTAAATCTAGAAGACATTTCAAATATTATTTTTTTATGCACTCCATGACTTCTCACCATTTTAGCTATATCTTCTAAATAATTTTGGTTATGTTTAAACACAATTACATGTATTAATATTCTTGCCGGTGTTGAAGATATAGATTCTATGTTTGATAATATTTTTTTTAAGTTAGTATTTTGACGATATTTTGAATGCATTTCCTGATTAATTCCATCAACATCAAAAATAATTGTTAGTCTTTTTTTACAATGCGCCCCAAGATCCCACCACCAATCCGCATCTCTTATAGAGCCATTTGTATTAATACATATTTTTGAATTATCTGAAGAATTAATAATATATTTACATATTTTTGCAATATCTTTACACATTATAGGATCACCCCAAGTGCCACAAAAATAGAAATTTGGAATACGTTGTATAATTTTTATTGGAAACGCTTTTTTAAAATTTTTTAAATCCCATTGAACGAGCGGTAGCCAATCTACCTTATCTAATTTTTTGGCTACTGCCTTTTCTCCGTTTTTTTGACTTGATGTTCTATGACATTGTGGACATCTTGCATTGCAAAATGTGCATAGATCTATCCATACATCTAAATTGCTTTTATCATAACTTCTTTTATACATTATTCCTTCAATGACTGAATATATGCTACATCCACTTTACCTTCTTGCATTAATCTTTGACGATTAGCAAGATGTCCAACTTCAATATCAGCTTTTGATTGTCCATGATATGGAACGGCATGACCTTCATCAATAAGAATATCGGTACACATACGTCCGTCAGGGGCAACAAAGTCACCAAGGACTCTACCAAACTTACCTTTCATATCTTCACCATCTTTATTGATTTCAGTCTTTAACACACCTTTAGACCCAAGAAGTTCTTGAAGTCTTGCTTTAGCTGCTTTACCAAAAACCTTTTCAACTTTATCGCTGGTACGAGACTCAGGTGTATCAATACCCATTACACGAACTCTTTCGTCAGTTAACACAATGCCAAATCCTAGATCAATATCTACATCAACAGTATCTCCGTCAACTACTCTATTAATAGTACATTTATATTCGTACATTATTCTTTTCCTTTTACATGCTTTGAATGAATTTTGCATCCAATAAATTCATTGTAATATTCATCATTAAAAAGGACTTCACGATCAAATTGTTCTTTTGCCTCATAATAGCTCATAAGACCCTTTGTCTTACATAGCTTTAGTATTTCTCTTTTAAATCTATTTTCTCCATCATTTTCTACAAGCAACTTAAC